TTAAAACTTAATCTTGTTCTCGACACAGAAATTTTCAAAGCGTTTCTGATTCTGTTTATTATCTTTTAAATCAAAAAGCTCCAGCCAGCATTTGTATTTTCTCTCTCTATTCCGTTCCACGGAATTTTTAAATAAAGCATCCTGCATGTAAGCATCGATCTGTTCATCGACAGAAGCACGTTCGCTGGAGAATGTCTGCATGTAGGTGCTCTTCATAATGTGATCCGTTTTCCATCCGCCGCGCTCCTGAGCATATTTATCCGGAACATGCAAAAGAGCCATGACAGAAGCATTTACATGGCGCAGATCATGAAATGTCATGTGCGGGATGCCGGCATTTGTGATTAAACGGTTAAAACGCTTGGACAATGCAGTCCCGGTGATAGTGATAAGGCGGTCAGTCTCAACCTGATCGATTAACTGCTTAATATAATCCGGGATGCGGAGCGTGCGATCTCTGGACGGCTGTTTTCCCTTATTTTTAACGACATTCTTATTATTCTCATCTTTTACAATGACCTCCTTTACAGTGATATACAGACCATCCGCAGAAATCGACTTTGATTTTGACAAGCCAAGAATTTCTGAGGCGGTAAGGGAGAGCCACATTGCGAGAAGAACAGGGAGTTCAATAGAGCTTCCCTTTACGATCTGAAAAATAACGTCCGGCGTGGACAGCTCGTGCTTATTATGTTCGATCTGCGGAAGCATGACGGCTGTATCGAGAGTAGGCATGTACTCGTTTAACACAGCAGAAATTAAACCGTATTCATTAATAACGGTTTTAGATGAAATTGGTTTGGGATTATTTTTTCCGGTCGTGCGTTTACACTCAGCATTAACGGCACTGCGGAGAGTATCAGTCGTTAAATCAGACAGCAATACAGGCATAAGGGTACGGAATGCATTGCGCTGGATAGTCCTGTAACCGCGGATCGTGGCAGGAGAAAGCAAAGCATCGGACGAGGATATATATTTATCAATCGCATTGTATAAAGTCATATCAGAAGGCTTATTTACAGTTCTGATGCCGGCTTTTATTTCTGCTTTTTTCAAGTCTGCTTCTTTCGAGGAAGCTGCGGTAATGGAATGATAAATGCGCTTCATTTTCTGTTTACCGGTCTTAGGATCAATCACAGGCTGTCCGCGATCGTCAAATACGGGTTCCGAGTGATCATATACCTGACGCCTGACATTTCCGGATGGAAGTTCCCCTTTTTTCTTTTTGGCCAAAATCACCACTCCTTTTCATGATGTATAATGTATAACACTACTGTACCACACATTATATAAAAAAATAAAAATAAAAACTACTGTATTTTGAAAAGTTACACCGGAGCAACGGATGAAATTACCAGTAATTACCAGTATTTTCCACAAACGTATCGCTTTATAATTTCCATATGGCAAAGATAAAAATTCAAGAAATCATGAAACTGAAGGATATAAAAGTAAGAGATCTGACAGAGAGTGTACCGTTTTCCAGGGCTACTACATACCGGATCTTAAAAGGACAAAAGAATCCAACAATAGATGATCTGGAAGAATTTGCAAAAGGACTTAAGGTACCGCTAGAGGATTTGTATGAATCAGAGTATTCCAGGGATAAAATAAAAAAGTTGTCTCAACATTGAGACAAACCTTGCAAATGACAAGCATAATAAATATAATACAAACATAAGAAGAGCGCGCTGCTTATAACTACACTTACGGATGAAGATAAAAGCCATTGAGGAGGGGCAGCAGTATGCTTGAAATTATGAAAACGCAGTTGAAGGAATATATAGATCGGCTAGATCAGTCAGATGAACAGTTTTTGAGACAAATTTTAACGATAGTGAGAAAACATTTTGAATTGAAATAAAACAAACCCGGAAGGCAGCCATACCTTCCGGGTTTCCTCTACTCTAATTTAAAATTTTCTTCTGCAAAATACCGCATGCCATACTCGTTTTCTTTCACATCACTTTTTTTATTAACTACTTTACCAATATCTCCGAAGTCAACAGTAATAGTGTCCCACTGATCATCATAGTCTGTGAGATCAAGAAAAGCATCTGTAATCGAGCTTGCTCGTGATAATGCAAGATCTTCCATAGTAAGAGGAGATGGATCAGCTTTACTTAAATCTACAGATATACACAGATCTCCATTTTTTAAGGTAACATCTGTGATAGATTCATTTTCACCAACGGAGCCACGGACTGCGTCTTTTACATCGTCAATAAATTTATCAGAAGATGTAGATTCAGTATGCGTTTCTGACGAACTGAAAGAAGTATCTGCAGCAGGCTCACTGGTGTCAGATGTTTGACCGCCTATAAAACCGATTACAAGTATAGCGATAATTAACCAGAACCACCATTTTTTATAAAATGGCTTTTTGATTTTGTTTGATAAGTCTTTCATAACGTACCTCCAAAGTATAATATTTTTAAAATTATTATACATGTAATTGACAAGAAATGCCATAATAAATGTTAAATATAAGAAAAACCGGAAGGAACATCAATCCTTCCGGTTTTTTACGTTTTCAAGTAACTGATCGACAAAAACATCCAAAGCACTCTGCGATTCTGGCGAAAGCTGTGAATATGTACGAACGATATTTAATACAGCCTGATAAAACCGCCTGTCCGTGTGTTCGAGAATCTCAGAAACAAGGGCTGCGTCCTCGTCATCCGGAATCTGGAACATCTCACCTTCACCATCACGGAGCCATGCCTCATTCACATTAAACTCCCGGCAGATTGATTTACACATCTGATCGGTGAGGTTCCTTTCTCCCTTTTCCAACTTTGATATCGCTGTTTTACCAACACCAAGACGTTCACCAAATTTTTCCAATGTAAGATTAAGCGCTTTTCGCAATTCCTTAATACGTTCTCCCTGCGCCATGTCACACCTCCATGTCTAATTTTCTAAACATAGAATAACACCTGAAAAATGTTAAGTCAATAAAAAAGTTGGCAAAGGGGACAAAAAAGTATTGACAAATTGGCGCAGGGGAATATAATGTAGGCATAGGGCACAACAACACAGCACATGAAAGGAGAAAAACATGGAAGAAAAGAAAAAAGAGCTCATAAAGAAAATTGACCAGTTAAAACCCATTGATCTGCTCATGATTCAGAACGTAGCGGATGTACTGATCACCAGGGATAAGATTGAGACATCAAAGAAACAGCTTGTGCAGCAGTAGAAGGGAGGTGAACAGGGAATGGAACAACCAAAGGAGAGAGAAGAAAAGCCGAAAACTATAAACGAATTACGTGAAGAGAGCGGGCTTCCTAGAATTGATGGAGGAGATATCCCCGCCAAAACTATAAACGAATTACGCAAAGAGTATGGACTTTCAAGAATTGACGGGGGAGATGTCATACTTACCAAAGTGTAATTTGATAAGTAGCAGGAACTGGAGCATTTAAGTCTGTTAAATGCTTCATTGGTTCAACTTTCATGCCGAGCGAAGGACAAACAATAGGAATTAATGTATTGAGATCTTCCTCAGAAACAGGAATTCCATATTTCTTATTCAATGTGTTATAAAGCTCGGAAGCATAGATGACATTAAAATCCTTTACAAGGAAAAGCAAATCATATTTTTCCATAATATTTCGCAAATCAGCTTCGGATTTTACAAGACGACTGGCATGGGACAACTCTAACAGAATTTCAGATAACTGCTGTTGCGTCATGTGATAAAACCTCCTTCCTTTTATATTTCAGCACGGCAATGCTGATAAGACGATTATAGGTCAGGGAAGAGGAAAAGACAAGAAAGCAGATTGCGTAATAGTAAAAAGAAAATCCACGCCGCAGGAGTACAACGTGGATTTTGAAGAGAAGTTTTTCACATAATGCGGGAAAGATGGCAACAGTCAGGGATTTTTAAAAGCCCAAGGTCAAAATTCTCCTCAATGAAGAAAGTGCCAGATTGAAAACCCTGTTCCCACTGGATACCGGTGAATGAAATGTTGTCGATGCGGTCACTAAGAGCTACTTTCTCATCAGGAGAAAGTTGTGAAAAATCAATGTGGTACTGATACAAAGACATAAGAAAACCTCCTTAATTTGTTTACATGACAATTATAAGTACAAGGAGCTGGAAACACAAGGAAATATGAAGGGAGATTTAAAATGCCAAAAACAAAATTGTGCGAAGATAAAGAAAAGAGACGCCTTGATTATATTAAAAAATTAATCGTGGGCGGGATGGATGGGAAGAGCTATGAGGAAATTAACCAAAAAACAGGAATCCCAGTCCAGACATTAAAAAATTACATAGGACCGAAAGGCAGCTTGTCAAAAACACCACTGGAAAGAGTTTATAAATTGGCTGACGTGGCGGGTGTCACAATATCGGTAGCACTGAAAGACGCACCAAATTAAGGAGAGAAAAGTGAAAAGAAATAAGAAACCGTTTTATGTAATTGTGATCGTGCTGATCGTAATGTACGCAGTGATTTATATTTTACGACCGGAGACAGCATCCGGGCAGCCTGTCTCCGGTGTGTTTAACAAGATCACACCAGTTGCACCGGTGCAACTAGATCTTGTGGATATAGAAGAGGAAGAATACTGGGACGACCTGGAACTTCTAGCAATCTGCGTCGAGGCGGAAGCGGGGAATCAGGGATTACAGGGGAAACGTCTGGTTGTGGATGTGATCTTAAACAGAGCAGAGGACCATTCAGGACAGTGGCCAGATACAATTTCCGGTGTGATATCCCAAAAGAATCAATTCACATCCTACTGGGATGGAAATATGGCTGGCATCTGGGAACCGTCAGAAGAGACGTACCGGGCGGTAAGAATGGAAGTGGAACAGAGGGCATATCCGGGAATTTATTATTTTCGGGAAGGCGAGTGGTCAGATTACGGCACACAGTGGGAAAAGATAGGGGCACACTACTTTTCGACAAAGTAAAGAAGGGAGAAAAGAAATGGTAATCACATTGAATTTAACAGAAGAAGAAGCATTTATGTTACGTGACCTGACAATAGGTACGGACTGCGAATATGAGTGGCTGCAGGAGATAGCGGACAGCCTGGAGACGAAATGCGGGGAAGTTATCAGAAAGCCGACACTGACACGCTCAGAGTTTAACCGGCGGATTACAGACGTGAAAGCACGCTGGGAAAATAAGGGACTGGCGACATCAATGATGTTCGCTAAGGAAGCAGAATTAAAATTTTATTATGACATTGTGGAGGACGACGATGAAAACGCCGGAAGAACTGGAAGACTGGGCTGTAGAGCGCGTGCGGGCTTTTGAAACAGCATTTGCCGACGGAAAATACGGACAGGCTGCCATGGCGGCGGAGCAGATCTACACACCCCTGAATTTTATCGGGATGAAACAGGAAGCAGAGCTGATCATGGAACAGATTGGCTGGGACAGGGTTAGAAAAGCATTTTCGGAGGCGAGGATAAATGTTGAACAAGGACCAGATCATAAAAAAGCTGTATGACCAGGCGGGAATATTTAAAGACCACATGATGAGAAAAGAGTATCTGCAGGCAGTCTTGTGTGCAGATCAGACATCCATGGTCGTGATGTGCCTGGATATGGGAGAAGAAGTCAGAGCGGAGCTTTTTGGAGTACGTGATAAGAATAATCCGGTAATTGGCTTAATAGATGAAGCACAGTATATAAAAGCTCTTGACTGGTGCATTTTCCACGGGTTTTCACATACAGTACATACGTTCGAAAATGTAATAAAGAAAGAGCATTGAAATACTGGTTTCAATGCTCAAACTGGTGCATAGCACGCTACTAACTTATGACAGGTATAGTGTATCATGCACCTGCTGAAAAAGCAAGAGAAAAAGGGGATAAGCTGCCGGCTTATTTAACAATCTCAATATATTAAACTTAGCAGATACGGAGCAGGGACATGGCACACAGACATGATGTTTATGAGTATGGAATATATAGAGAACACGAAATTAAGTATGTAGGAAAATTTGGAGCAAAGGGAGAGAAGAGAGCCAAGAAGAAAAAGGCTACACCCGAGCAGGTAAAAAAACAAAATCAATACAACAGGGAAAAGAAAATATTACGGAAGATCCGATGCAACTTTGAACCAGGTGATCTGTGGCTGACAATGAAATTTCCAAGGGGAACAAGAATTCCGGTGGAAGAGATAAAGAAAGTCCGCAAAGCCTTTTTCGATACTGTGAGAAAAAAATATAAAAAGAGAGGACAGGTATTGAAGTTTGTATACAGGATAGAAGTAGGGGAAAGAGGAGGAATCCATTTCCATGTACTGATGAACAGGCTGGATGGAACACCGGGAACAGCGGAGATTGTATCTGAGGCATGGAACAGGCTGACAGATGGACGGGTGAATTATGAGCCGGTGTATGAAGGCGATTATTTTAAAAGTTTGGCAAATTACATCGTAAAAGAGCCTACAGAAGAAATTACAGGTCAGATGACATTATTTGGAGAGGAAGAAGAAACAAAAATTTTTGTCAAATATGACTGTTCGAGAAATTTAAAGATGCCGGAAAAAGAAACACATAAATATAAGCGCCGGACAGTAAGAAAATTGATCGAGAATGGCCCGGAACCACAACCGGGTTATTACATAGACCGGGACAGCATCCGGCACGGAGTAAACCCGTACACCGGCATGTCGTACTACTACTATACAGAGATCCGGCTGGAACGGGATGCCGGGGAGATTAGAAGGGAGCGTGAGGACTTATGCGGGCAGTCAGTATATACACCGCTACGTCCATAAAGGGCAGATGGGAACGTGACGGATATATCGGTTATACGCTGGAATATTACCCACCGGGCAGGAATCTGCCGGAGGTCAGAAAGCATATTGAGGCGGTAGAGTCCATGAACACAAACAGGGCAGAGATGGAAGCTCTGATACGGGCATTTTCCCGTATGAGAGAGAAATGCGAGTTATCCATTTATACGGACTCAGAATATCTTTTCAACGGATTTGCCGGACGGGAAGATGTGACACGTTGGATTAAGAGCGGATGGACCACAACCAGAGGACAGCCGGTCAAAAATAAGGACAAGTGGCTGGAACTGATCAAAGGAAAGCAGGGGCATTTGTGCAGTTTTTATCTGAAACAGCCAAATGTATACACGAAGGAACTGATAGAGGAAATGGAGCGAAGGGAGAAATAAGGGATGTTTGAGAGATTTGGAGAATTTGACAGTGCAGAAGAATTAAACCTCACAGCGGAGGGACTGAAAACGGAAGGAGATATGGAAAGTCTCCTGGTACTGGCAGAGGAGAACGGAATCGATAAGGAGGACGCAAAAGATTACTGGGACGGATATACAGACACACTGACAACACCGCTCGGGGCAGCACTCGGAAAAATCGATGTGGAATGTAAAGATTTGAAGCCAAAGCAGATCATGACTGACTGGGTGGATTACATCAGATCACAGTGCATGGAGCATGATGATATGCAGGTAGCGGTAAGGAAAAAAGGGAAAAGTATCAAAGGGTGCATCGGGAAGCTGTTGGAATGGTCCTTTAAGAATCAGATTCCAGTGGATAAAGATATTCTGAAAGCTGCAAAAGTAAGCGCCGGACGCGTGACACTTGGAATCCCTGGAATGGGAGAAGCAAAGAAGATTATAAAAAAATATTACACGGAGGCGAAATGATATGGCAGCAGTTAAGAAAACAGAGAAAGAAAGAATAAAAGAACTGGAAGAACTAACGCCGGAGCTTCCGAAGAATTTTAAAGAATGGTGCGGGGAGAAATTTAAAACCCCGGAAATTTATTACAAAAGAAAAGGCAATTTTGCAGAATGCGCCTGTGGGAAATGCGGCGGGAAATACGAAATCTACACACCAAAAGAGCCGGAATATGGAACACTATATGATGAGATTCCAAGAAGAGGAGAGCGGGCAGTATGTAAAAAATGCGGGAATATATCAACTTATCAGTGGAAAAGAATCACAGAGCCGGTAAGAGAGAGTGCGAGATTTTATTTATACCAGAGATCAAAAGATAACAACCTGTTTGTGCGGATTTTCACATATTACAGGAAATACAGTCAGTCTTCCAAAATGGAAGAGTTGCTGGAAGAGGACAGCCGGTATTTTTTACAGCTTGGAAAAGTAGAGAAAATGGTACGTTCTTACACTTACAGACAGGATGAATACCAATGGATCATGTCAGATAGAACAGGATACCCGTATCTGGAGACTTTACATGGAGATTTATATCCCGGATGGAGAGAAGAGATTAAACAGTCCAAATTAAAGTATTTTCCGGAGCAGATATTGGTAGAAATGGCGATGAGCAACTGGGGAAGACAGATATTTAACGGTGTCAGTATGACGGATGCCATTATGACATATGCAAACAATCCGGCAATCGAGCTGTACTGCAAAATGGAAATGCACAGGCTGGTAAGACATCTCATATGGAAAGAGGGAAGAAGTGGACTTGCAAACAGAAAAAAAGACACATTACAGGGACAGCTCCGGTTGGAGAAAAAAGAAAATATAAACAAGGTGATAAAAGCGGCGGGAGACTTGGCTTTGCTGGAGACACTACAGTTTGAAGAAAAAGAAGGCTATGCGTGGAAACCGGAGCAGGAAGAATGGATAGTGGGAATATTTGACCGGGAGATGAAAAAAAGAATAAAGCATCTGTTAAAATACATGACCTTGCAGCAGTTGATAAACAGGACAGAGAAATACGCCAGACAGAAATATGGTGAAAATTATACACAAGCGCACAACTGGAAAGAACATGTGATACAGGAATACGATGACTATCTCAATATGCGTGAAGAACTGGGCTATGACATGAAAAACAGTGTATTCATTTATCCGCGCAACCTGGAAGAGGCACACAATCAGATGGTTAAGGAAAGTACAGAAAGACATGACGAGCTGTTTATAAAAAAGAAAAACAAGGAATTTTCCGAAATTGCAGTGAGATATAAGAGTCTGTGCAAGCGGTATCAGGCATCGGCGGAGGGCTATATCATCCGCCCGGCAAAAGACGCGGGAGAGATCATCATAGAAGGAAGAGTCTTACACCATTGTGTAGGTGGCGATAATTATCTTTCAAAACATAACAAGGGAACGACCACCATTTTATTCCTGAGAAAAGAGAAAACACCGGACACTCCTTATATCACAATAGAAATCAAAGGAACAGAGATAAGACAGTGGTATGGAGCACATGATAAAAAACCGAAACAGGAGTTTTTCGACAGGTTTTTGAAAGATTATACAGCGCAGCTGAAAAACAGGGAAAAGAAGCCGGAGAAAGCAGGACAGGCACTGGCAGCAGTGTAGAAAGGAAGAAAAATGGAAGAAATTATAAGACAGGACCACAATGTGATCACATATACAGATTACGCGGTATATAAGCATGATCTTGACACCGAACTGCAGAAATCAGCAGAGCAGTTTGTGAGGATCGGATATCTGTTAAAAGTGGCACAGGATACGGGAATTTTAGCGGGTTCCGGGTATTCGAATGTCAATGAGTTTGCAATGAATGAATACGGGCTTGATAAAACACAGGTATCACGTTTTATCCGGATCAACGACAGATTTTCAAGAGACGGCTATTCCATGGAACTGAAAGAAGAATATCAGCGGTTCGGCTATGCAAAACTGGCACTCATGCTGACACTGCCGGATGAGATCAATGAAATCCTGACACCGGAAATGAGCAAAGCAGAGATCAGTGCCGTAAAAGAAGAATTTGAGGAAGAGCAGAAAATCTCAGATATCGAAGTAATGATTGAGCAGGAGCCGGAGACAACGAAAACGGCGGAGACAATCTTTGAAAAGGTGATTTTAAATATTTTCCATGATGAGCCGCAGTTATTCAAAGATGTGATCAATTCGTTAAAAAACGAACAGGATGTGCTTGAGATCATGGCACCGGCGGACATGAAAGTTTACATGACAAGAATCCCGGGGATCGGAAAACTTGCCGTATCCGTGAACAACTTAAAGAAAATGATCGAGATCGTGAACACAAGAAGCATGGAAAAAGAACAGATCATGCAGGAGGAAGTTGCTGAGACGATCAGGAACATGACAGGATCATTTGATGTGAAGAGTGCATGGGAGAATATGTTTCATGAAAATTTTCCGGAAACTGAAAAAAGCAAAGTTGCACCGGTGCAACGGAAAGAGTCGCACGTGCAGCCATCGAAAAAGAAACCGGAGCCGGTAAAAGAAACACCCAAGACACTGCATGACATTGAGCCGGACATCCCGGAACCATCCACGATCGAGACGACAGAGCGGACTGAAGAACGTGTTGCCAGCACCGGCGAAACGTTAGAAGCCGGTGAGCAGCAGTTGCCAGGGCAGGATAATATCATGAATCATCCGGAATATCTGCCGGATGCAACAGAAGACGGAACAGAAATCGAAGAAAATGAGCCGAAAGGCACAGAAAACGGAATGATCGACAGCAAAGATATAAAAGATGAATATGAATTGCAGGTGTCAAATTATTTAAATAAATTACTGAAGATTTGGAATTCTAATGCACTACAAAAGATAGATGAAATGAGATGGGTTGTGGAAAAGCTGGATGGAATATTAATGAATATAAAAGCTAAGGAGATAGAAGATCACATGGATGAATTAGAGGAGGACTGACATGCGGTACCGGACCAGAAAAAACATGAAGTTCCAATTCGATGAAGAAACCCGCCGGATCATCTATTACCGCGACGATGAGAGCTGCATCTTCTGTAGGCGGCAGTACCACATGGAAAATAAAGATCCGATGCTCTACCGGACAAAAGATATCATGCATTACATAAACAAGTCCCAGGGCGGACTTGGCATACCACAGAACGGAGCGGTGGGCTGCCGGTACCATCACATGCTGTTAGATAACGGCAGTAAAGGACTCCGGTCAGAGATGATCGTAATATTCAAAGAATACCTGATGCAGCAGTATCCGGATTGGAATGAGGACAAACTGCGGTATAAGAAATGGGATTTTCCAACTTTTGGTTAATCAATATATCACAGGATACCAGTAAACGCGCGATTCTCCGGCAACCGGTGCCGGAGAGAAAGGAGAAAAATGTGCTCAACAGCAAAGTGTATATAAAAAAGTGTGTTATCTGCGGAAAAACCTATGAATCAATATCCGCAAGAGCACTTACCTGTGGAAAACCGTGTAGAAATGAGTACCACAGAAGAAAAGACAGAGAGAAAAGAAGCACAAAAACATGTAGGAACAGCACTTTAGATGATGTTTTAAGAAAAGCAAGAGAAGCCGGGATGAGCTACGGAAAGTATGTAGCGACGGTAGAGAGGATGGCAAAATGAAAAAGAAGGATGTATTGGAACTAAAAAGAAGATTAACAAAGAATGACTGCACATTTTCCCGTATTTGCGGCTGTTATGTAGACGTGGATGGAAACATTGTGACAACGTTCGGAGAAACATTTTTAAATCTGCCGAATGAAGAATTTTATAAATATCTGGATATTGCAAAAGGAATTTTTAAAGGCAAGCTGAAAGATAACATGCTGAATCTGAAACTTTCACAGGAGACAAAGAGAGAAAACGACATGCAGCAGTTCCTGCTGGCCATGAGAGAGACCGGATTAAAAAACGAAGACATGCTGCAGGCATTCTATGAAAGAGTGATTGACAATTATGATCATGTCGGAGACTACCTGATCCTGCTTTACCGTGATGCCTACGATGTTATAACAAAAACTTCTGATAACAACAAAATAGATGAATCAGAGGACGTCTACGAGTATATACTCTGTGCCATCTGCCCGGTAAATCTGACAGCACCGGGACTGGCATATAGTGAAAGCGAGAATGCTATTGTAAACAGATTCCGGGATAAAGTAGTCGGCGCACCGGATACAGGATTTTTATTCCCGGCATTCACGGATCGCAAGGAAGATCGAGATGCAATGCTCTTTTATACGAGAGACACGAAAGCGCCGCACTGGGAACTTGCACAGGGATTAGGATGCGTCATGCAGACAACAGCGACAGAGCAGAGGGAGATATTAAAAACAGTCATCACGGAAGTGCTTGGAGACAGTGATGAAGGAATCGAGATGTATGAAGATTTCCACCGCGTTCTGGATGAAAAGCTGGAAGAGGAAGCAAAGAAAGAACTGGAACGCACAGAACAGCAGGAATTAACACTTGGAATCCTGGAAGAGACGCTGGAGAAAGCAGACACGCCGCCGTCATGTATCGAGGAGATCGCAAAGTCATACCGGAGTGCTTTTAAAGAGACACCGACGATTGCAGCAGTAATCGACGAAAAAGCGGTTAAGGCAAGCCATAAGAGGGACAATATCGAACATATGAAAAAAATGCTGAAAGGCGCCGCAGAAGAGATTAAGATTTTGAACGGCGGAAAAGAGACGGAGTTGACTGAGAAAATACGGGAAGTTACGGGCGTTTAGGAGGAATCCAATGCATAGAGATAATAAAGAACGCAACAGAGCCATTAAATCGCTGACGGACAAGCGAACGAGAATACCGAAGCATCAAAACCCGGATGCATTGAGAGATTTTAAGGAAGTACTGTATCAGTTGCGGTACGGGAAGGAGAAGAAGGATGCTGAATAAAGAGAAGTATGCAAAAGAAATTTTAAATATTGCCTGTGAGGGACATAGCATTGCCATGATCGATGGAAAGCTGAGACAGTGCAGTGGTGCATCATGTAGCAAGTGTGATTTCGACAGTAATATTAATTGCAGAAAAAATATTAACGAATGGGCGAACAGTGAATATGTCGAACCACAGGTTGATTGGAGCAAGGTTCCAGTTGATACACCGATTTTGGTCAGACCAAATGAAGAACACGCTTGGATTCGTAGATATTTTGCAAAATATGAAAATGGATCAGTGTATGCATGGGAACAGGGTGCAACATCTTGGAGTGTTGAAAGGCCGGCATATATATGCGATTGGAAATATGCCAAACTGGCAGAAAGTGAGGATCATAATGTCAATAAGCAGGATTAAGAACCGGATATCTGAGGCAGCAACAGAAGCCTGCGGGTATTCTCCACTAACAAAAGTGGTTTCAGAGGAAGAAATCAACAGAATATTGGAGCAGGAAAGCGGATGGATTCCATGTAGTGAAAGATTACCGGCACCGGAAACGGAGGTACTAATAACCGCCAGAAGAAAATACACTAACGGAGAATATCGTGAAATTATTACCGCAGCGCTCTATGAAGATGGCAAGATATTGAAGAGAGACAGTTGTTGGGTGTGGATAGATATTGAAGGCGAGTATGACAAAGAAAATGACTGTTACATTATTCCGGAAGGATGGTGGGAATGCAGACACTTTAATGCAGATGATGTTTATAACAATCTTATTGATTGTGAGGTAATCGCTTGGATGCCGCTGCCGGAGCAGTACAGGGAAAGCGAGGAATAGGATGGAATATGGCTATATCAGAGTTTCGTCTAAAGAACAGAATGAAGCCCGACAACTTGACGCATTGCGCGAGCAGGGCATTGAAGACAGCAATATTTTCATGGATAAGCAGTCGGGCAAGGATTTCAACAGACCGAGATATAAAACCCTTTATCGCAAACTGAAAAAAGGAGATGTCTTGTACATAAAAAGCATTGATCGCATGGGAAGAAACTACGATGAAATTATACAAGAATGGAGAAGAATCACGCGGTTTCGAGAGGCTGATATTGTAGTGCTTGATATGCCATTGCTTGACACAAGGAGAGGAAAAGACCTTATGGGAACATTTCTAAGTGACATTGTATTGCAGGTACTTTCCTTTGTGGCTGAAAATGAGCGCACCAATATCCGGCAGAGACAGGCAGAGGGAATTGCGGCGGCAAAAGCCAGAGGTGTGAAATTTGGCAGACCATCAATTCCATTGCCGGAGAATTTTGACCAGATGCGTAGGAATTGGAGAGCCGGATGTATCACAATAGAGGAAGCGGCAAGCGCGTGTGGCATGTGTGCAAAGACGTTTTACAGTAAGGTGGTAAAAGCAGAAAGCGAGGAAAGTGATGGAAGATAGATATTTATGCAAAGCAAAACGAACTGATAACGACGAATGGGTTATTGGCGGTTTGGTACGATATGGATTTACCGGAAGAGAAAAATACTATATCGTCCCTAGTTACGCATCAGATTTATATGCTCTGGAAATTGATCCATCCACAATTTGTTGGTGTACCGGACTTCAGGACAAGAACGGCAAGCTGATCTGGGAGAATGATATTTGCAATAGAAAAGAACAGTATCCAGAGATTGTAAAATATTGCAATGGGGACTGGACATTGGATTACAGTTATGCAAGCCATAAGGAAAGCGGGGCTTGTTACTGCAACTTAGGATTTTATGCAGAAGAAAGAAAATGTATAGAAGTTATTGGAAACATTTTTGACAATCTGGAACTGTTGGAGGTGTAGTTATGACGGAGAATGAAGTACTTGAATATTTTAAAAGCTCAAAAAGAAAAAAATGATATGTTGGGAATTCTTCCGGGGTCGGATATTGGAAATACGATCATCAAGGCCTTGGAAGAGTTAAAACAGTACCGCACGATCGGAACAGTGGAAGAATGCCGGGCGGCGGTGGAAATGCAGACAGCGATTTCCAGAGAACTCATTGAGGGGAAATATTTCTGCCCGAAGTGTCATAACCTAATGCCTTATCCAGGATATTGTGGGTGCGGTCAGAAAGTGTATTGATGAAAGAAAGGAAGATAAAAAACGAGCGAAGAACTTAAGCCATGCCCGTTTTGCGGCGGGAAAGCTGTAATCGAAGTTATTGAGCCACATAGGCATATCATTTGCAAGATGCCAGTATATAAAGGTGGAGCATTTATTGAATGCACAGAGTGTGGATGCGCTATCAGTGGAGAAACGGAAACAGAAGCGACTGAAAAGTGGAACAGGAGAATGAATGATCCGGAGAAAGTTGTGAAGCAGTTAGAAGAATATCGATCAGAAATGGAACAGTTCGGGTGCGATGGAATACTGACTGATATGATCGAGATCGTGAAAGGCGGTGGAGTAGATGGGTAAAATAGTCGAGAAGAAAATATTACCGGAGTATTTCAATGAGGTTATCCATGACCGGAAAAAATTTGAAATTCGTAAGGATGAAGATAATCTGCAGATAGGAGATGCAGTAGTTTTGAGAGAGTGGGACGGGGAAAAATATACCGGACGCGAGACTGGCATACGTATTATATATATTCTGCGTGATGCGCCGGAATATGGTTTGATGCCAGGATATATAATCTTCGGATGGTAAAGGATGGTGGCACAGATGAAACAACCGAGCAAACCAACAAGAGCACAGAAAGAAATTATATCAAATAACAACCTGGTACCGGATCACTGGATGGTAATATCAGAGAGCAGGGACACATTAGAAATTATCAGCCGTAGAAGCAGTAGAAGAAAGGTGTTGATAAAATGATTTTTAAAGTAATCGCATTTATGATTATACTTTCAATATTCAAAGAAATGGATGAAGCAAAAGAAAAGAAAGATTTGTGTGACATTGTTTACTGGGGCATATTAATGACAATAACAATAATGGTAATGGGATGGGCTTAAATTAGAAATTTTAAAGAGGTGTATGCATGAAAAATATTAAGAATTTCAGGGCTATGGATTGTACCGGATGTCAATGCGATGGTTGCTATGAATGCCAGTCTGCAAATTGCGATATATGCTATCGCGCTGAGCACGCAAATGAAAACGATGAAGATATGTACTATATAGCTAAGAATAAAAAAAGATGTGATTTTGATTAAATAAACTGACATTTAATACATATGCAGCAGTAGACAACATTACACATGTAAATTATAATTATACAGAAATTACAAATATAATTATAAAGGAGAAAATAACATGCAAAATTTATCAGATCAGGAGAAAAAAGTATTAGAGATCATGAAGGAGTCCAAGCAGCAGTTGACACCGGAAGAGATCACGGAAGAGTTAAACAAAAAATACGGGCAGGTTTGGCCAGTACAGGTTACTCTGACGTTTATGGCAAGATTGAAAAAATTAGGATATTTATAAGCGTATTTTATGCAGCGTAGGAGGCAGAGGTGCAGAAAGATATTAAGAGGAAACTCGAGGGATATAAAAGATTAATGGAAATGGCGAAAGAGTTGCAGAAACAGGCAGACGAGTTGGAAAACAGGGCGGAGGCAGTTAGTTCAAAAAGAATCACAGACATGCCAAGAGGCGGGAATCGCATGACGACTGAGGATTTGATTGTAAAAAAGGCAGACATTGAAAAGAGGCGGGATATTTTTTTGAGAAGGGCGGCGTGTGAAAAACGAATTGTGCAGCAGTATATTGATACTGTGGAATCGCCGAAACACAACCGGTTATTATGTGGGATTTATTTAGAAGACCTATCTGTCAATGAAATAGCAGAAAAAGAAGGGTATTCTGTACGCCAGGAATGGAGAATCTACAAAGAAGCGCATGAAATGGTAAACATTGATTGAATGTCAGCATGATGTCAGTACAATTACAGTATAGTGTCAGTGACATTACAGAATAAAAAGTGCTAATATGGTATTAGCAAAAAGGTGAAAACCTCACTAAGACTTCCTTTTAACCATTTAGATGAGGAGTTGTTTTCTAACAGATAATCAGAAAACAACTCCTTTTGTGTGAAAAAATGTTAAATTCATGTAATTATTGTGGACGTATACATGATAAAAAAATCATGTGTGCTCAAAAAAAACAGGCAATGGAAAAAAGGTGGAGCACGAGGAAGAAAACAGGTGCTTCAAAATTCAGAAAAACAAATGCGTGGACTAATACGTCATTGCAGATCAGAGACAGGGATAAGTACATGTGCTTATGCTGTAAGGCAGGACTTAAAGGAACGTTCAACAGATATAATACAAAAGATTTATCAGTGCACCATATCATACCGATTGAAGAGGATTATACAAAGCGTATGGATGGCGATAATCTTATCACTGTGTGCGGTGTACATCATGAGATGTGTGAGGCTGGTATTATAACCAGAGAGACACAGCGTGAGCTTGCGCTTAAGTCTATGCATGACGCAGGAGAAGATGCGGACGCACCGTTGGTATATTAATCATGGTTGATGCAGACTATCCCCCCGCTATTTTTTACGGCAATTTTTTCTGTTCTAAAAGACCGACGCCCCACCTTTAAAGACAAAAAATTCCCAAAATGAACGATTTTTTTATTGGAGGTGCTTATGGCCAGACCATCAAAACCAGTGAGCGTCATCCAGATGGAGGACAAAGCGCATAGGACAAAAAAAGAATTGGCATCGAGAAAACGTGCAGAAGATGGCATGCAGTCAGGCGAACAGATTAAGAAGTTTCCAGAGGTAAAAGAAAATAAAAAAGCATCAATGGAATGGGACAGAGTAACCGGACTTTTGGATAAAATCGGAAAAAATGACAGAATGTACGAGACGGTGATAAATCGTTACTGTTTGATTCTGGCGGAATGCAGGGACCTGGAAGATTTCAGAAAAACAGTGAAAACAAATATGAAAAATATGAACACACTGTTCAAAAAGAACGTGCTCGCCGAACTGGATGCGGAAAGAAAAGCTGAGTTATCTATTGAATTTGCAGATAAAATGGCGAGATTATCGGCTACATTGATAAAATACGACAAGGAAATAGATAAAAAACGCGCAATGCTCTTGGCGATTGAAAAAGAGTCGGGCATGACCATGGCAGCAATGCTCCGAAGTATTCCAAAAGAGCCGGAGAAACAGACAAATCCACTGTTAGAAGCATTAGGTGGTGGTTGATTTGGAAATAAAAGAGAGCAGGGCATATAAGTACTGCACATGGGTGACTGAATCAGGTAATGATAAAGCACCGCATTATGTGAAGTTACAGTGCGAATCCTGGAAAAAGATTGCAAACGGAGAGGATCCAGAGGCATATGTAAGTGAGCAAACGTATGAAAAGATCTGGAAGCTCCTGCACCTGATGGTACATCCTGACTTACACAATCCACTGGATGAGTCATTGGAAGATTATGCAGCATTTTTTATAACTGCAGTGTTTTGCACAAAAATGATCGATCCGGATGATAATGTTGAGGTTCGGTTTTACGAGACAGCGCTTTTAAAAATTGCAAGAAAGAATTTCAAAACATTCAATGCAGCAGTGATTTTTATTCTACTGATGCTTACAGAGCCGCGTTTTTCGCGGTTCTTTTCAGTTGCACCGGACTTAAAACTGTCAAAAGAGCTACAGGTGGCAATTAAGAAAATTATAAAAAGCAGCCCGATTCTGAGTGATGAGCTAGAACCGGTATTTAAAACACTGCGAAGTGAGATCAGGTGTCTGCTGACAGAGAGCGAGTACACGCCACTTGCTTACTCAGAGGATAAGATGGATGGAAAACTTCCCAGTGCATTTCTTGCGGATGAGGCGGGAGCGATGGACTCGTACCCGGTTGAAGCAATGCGATCCGGTCAGATCACACTATTAAATGCACTCGGAATCATCCTGAGCACTGAATACCCGAATGACAACAACGTTATGATTGATGAGGTTGACAAAGGAAAGAAAATACTTGATGGGCTTCGGGAAGATAGACGGATGTTTTCATTGATTTATGTGCCGGATGATTGCTTGTGGCAGGGGGATGAATGGCAGCACAATGACCTTTGTATCTATCAAAGTAACCCTGTGGCATGCACAAACAAAAGGATTTTCAGAAAGATCGTGGATAAAAGAACAGATGCGATTGATTATGAAAACAAAAGAGAAAATTATCTGTGCAAGCACAATAACATCAAGTACAAAGGACTTGGAGTTGAAGGTTATGTTGAAATAACAAAGGTCCGTAAGGGAAAACGTCAGAAAGATGATGCATGGTGGCATGGCCGTAAAGTATGGCTGGGGCTGGATTTATCAATGACAGAGGATAATGTCTGTGTCGACATGAAAACTTATGATGGAACAACAAAAGATGATGCAGTTTTATATACAAGGACAATCGGATTCATCCCGGCAGGGCGTATCGCGCAAAAAACAAAGAAAGAGGGCGTTGATTACAACGCGCTGATCCGGAATGGATGTTGCATTGCATGTGGAGATGAAGTGATCGATTACACGGCGGTAGAAGAATATGTTCTGACACTGGAAGAAAAGCTGGGGGTTGAGATTGTGCAGATCGGGTATGATAAATGGAATGCATTGTCGAGTGTCCAGAAGTTTGAAAAAGCAGGATATACCTGTGTCGAGATAAAACAGCATTCAAGTGTGCTCCACAGTCCGACAAAGTGGCTGAAAGAATGTATTTTGTCTGGAAGATATTTCTATGATGAGAACTTGATGCTGGAAATAAACTTTCAAAATGCAAGGTGCACAGAGGATACAAATAAAAATAAGTACGTTAACAAGAAAAAGTCGGAAGAAAAGGTTGACCAGGTGGTAGGAAATATAAATAGCACATACCTAATAGAGCAGGAATTGCTTTATGGAGAATCTGATTATTTCGTGCAGTTTTAAATGAGGAGGAGACATGGGACTTTTCAACAGGAATAAAAAAAAGCCGGAAATAAGAGAAGATACAACACTTGATGCGCAGGTGGTATCTGATCCGCTACTGCGGTCACTGCTTGGAGAGGATGGAGTAGACCGGGATACGGTAATGAATATACCGGCGATTGCAGCATGTATAAACATGATTGCTGATACAGTGTCTGCGTTAAAAATCAAACTGTATAAAAGAAATGGAGATAGGATCGAGGAAGTGACAGATGATCCGAGAACATTTCTTTTAAATGACGATACAGGAGACACGCTGGATGCGGTGCAGTTTAAAAAAGCAATGGTCGTGGACATGTTTTTGAGCCGCGGAGGATATACATTCGTGAACTGGATCGGTGGACAGGTACGATCTATTCACTATGTAGAGGCGGAACGGATTGGATTTCACAAAAATACAGATCCAATTTTCAAAGATTACCAGTTGGAAGTGGGCGGATATACATATGAACCGTGGCAATTCATTAAATTGTTGAGAAACACCCGTAATGGATGTTATGGGAAACCGATCACAGAGGAATCACCAGAGCTGATGGATATCATTTACAGCTCACAGAAGTATGAAAAGAATCTTGTGAAAACAGGCGGAAATAAAAAAGGTTTCTTGAAAGCCAAAAGCAAAGTAGCAAAAGAAGTTATGGACATGTTGAAAGAGGCATTCAGAAGGCTTTATGCAAATAACACAGAGAATGTCGTGGTGCTGAATGACGGATTGGAGTTTCAGGAATCATCCAGCACATCCGTGGAAATGCAGTTGAATGAAAATAAAGAGACGAATAATAAGGACGCCTGCAAGATTTTCCTGATTCCACCATCGATTATCAATGGAAATTCCACGGCAGAGGATAAAAAACAGTATTTTCAGGGCTGCATCATGCCTATCCTGGTGCGATTTTCAACGGCAATTAACCGGGCAATGCTCAGAGAAGATGAAAAAACAACAATGTTTTTTGCGTTTGATGATACAGACCTGACTAAGGGAGACATTGAAAAGAGGTTTGCGGCGTATAAAATAGCGTTGGATTCGGGATTTATGCAGTTGGATGAGGTCAGAAAAAATGAAAAATTGCCGGCTTTTGGCTTAGATTTTATCAAATTAGGACTGCAGGATGTAATTTATTATCCAAAAGAAAATAAAATCTACACCCCAAATACAAATAAAATGTCAGAAATGGGAGCAGAGGCAGCAGTGCCGGAAAAAGAAGAAGTTGCACCGGTGCAACAGCAGGAAGGAGATGATATAGGAGATGAAAATTGAGATCAGAGCGGATTCTGTGTTGATAGATGGATATGTAAATGCAGTTGAGCGTGATTCAAAAGTTTTACACAATGCAAACGGTCCGTTTGTGGAAAAAATTAAAGCAGGAACTTTTCAACGTTCACTGGATCGGTCAAAAAAGACAGGGTATGATGTGAAAGTCCTTTTAAATCATGATTATTCAAAAGAACTTACTTCTACCAGAGACGCGAGTACAAAGATCTATGAAGATAATATTGGACTCAGGTGCCAGTGTGAAATCCGAGATGCGGAAGTGATTAAAAAAGCCCGCGAGGGAAAACTGGTGGGATGGTCGTTCGGCTTTATTCCAATCAGGGATTCCTGGGAAAAAGAATCAGACATATCACACAGGGAACTTCGTGAACTGGAATTAAAAGAAGTATCTATCCTGGATGATAGAAAAAAACCCGCATACAGTGGAACATCCATTGAAACAAGAGATGATGATATCATTGAACTCCGAAGCATGGATGATAAGATGGAAACGGTAGACCTGACAGAGGAAAAAAGGAAAGACAATTATAAATTCAGAAACAGAATATTAGCAACCAGAGCAAGCATTTAGCTTGCTTTTTTTATGCCAAAAATAGGAGGAAAAGAAATGCCGAAGTTTATGAACCTGAAAAACATTACGGAGCAGAGATCTGCAAAACAGGAAGAAATGAAAAAACTTGTGGATGCTGCAGATGCCGAAGAAAGAAGCCTGAATGAGGAGGAGATGAAAAAGTTTGAAGAATTAGAAAAAGATATTCTTGGAATTGATACAACGATCCGGGCAATTCAGGCAACACGCAATCTGGATGTAGATGTTCAGGCGGAAAAAGAAAAGAAAAAAGATAAAGATCAGGAGCAGGAAAAACGTGATCTTGAACAGCGTGATATGGATGAATTTGATGCGTATATTCGTGGAAAAGTGGAGGAAAGAGAAGATTCCAACATGATTAAAACGGATAATGGGGCGGTAATCCCGGCCACAATCGCAAATAAAATCATCACTAAGGTGGTCGATATCTGCCCAATCTATCAGGACGCAGACCGTTATAACGTAAAAGGCTCTCTTTCAATCCCGTATTATGACGAGTCAACAAAGGATATTAAGATGGAATACTGTGACGAGTTTACAGAGGGTGAATCTTCAGCCGGTAAATTTGCAAGCATCACACTTGGCGGATTCCTGGCAAGAGCGATTACGGATGTATCAAAGAGCCTCATTAATAATTCACAGTTTAACATCGTGGATTTCGTAGTGAACAGAATGGCTTTATCCATTGCAAAATTCATTGAGAAAGAATTGCTGCATGGAACATCTGGAAAAGTAGATGGACTCAAAGGAGTAACACAAAAGGTGACTGCGGCATCTGCAACAGCAGTTACAGCAGATGAAATTATTGATTTGCAGGAAGCTGTACCGGATGAATACCAGGCAAATGCGTATTTTATCATGAATAAAGCGACAAGAACAGACATTAGAAAGTTAAAAGATGGACAGGGTAACTACTTGTTGAATAAGGACGCAAACTCCAGATGGGGATATACATTATTCGGCAAAGACGTTTACACATCTGCACAGATGGATACCATGGCGGCAGGAAAGACGGCAATCTACTACGGCGATTACAAGGGTCTGGCTGTGAAAGTTTCTGAGGAAATCAATATTGATGTACTCAGAGAGACGAAAGCACGTCAGCATGTTGTTGAAGTACTTGGATTTGTAGAATTTGACGCAAAAGTACAGAATGCGGAGATGATCGCAGCACTTGTGATGGGCGCAGGAAAATAAGAGGTAGCTTATGAAAGTAAGTGAAGTCGACGAGATGATTTTAGCGGAATACGCCAGGCTGGATGATCCGTCAGATATTGAGCTGAATGAGTTAAAGAGAATGAGGGAGAGCGCGGTGGCAATGATCACCGCGTATACCGGATTAAAAGAAGAAGAACTGGACGAACATGCAGATATCACGCAGGCTTTATTCGTGCTGGTAATGGACATGTTTGACAACAGGAATCTGATGATCGATTATAAATCGACCAATATGAATCCGGCAGTAAAAACGATCTTAAATTTACACTCTGTAAATCTTCTTTAGGAGCAGCATATGAGAACTATGAATATAGGAAAGCTGAATAAACGGATCACATTTTTAGAACTTGGAGAGACAGAAGATAAAATGGGGCAGACCACACAGGGATTAAAAGAAATTAAAACCGTGTGGGCGTCATTTTATCCGATTCGCGGAACAGAGTTTTACGAGGTTCAGAAAATACAGAGCCGGGTATCACATAAGTGTTATATACGGTATCTGGAAGGAATCGACACAAATTGTTATATCAGGTATAACGGAACTGTTTATGCAATAAACAGCGTTATAGATGTGGATTTTGAACACAAAATGTTAGAAATCTACTGCTATGAACGTGTGAATAAGGAGGAGATACCGGATGAGCAGTGAAATGTCAATGCAGGTGGACGGCTTGGAGGAGCTGATAGGTTCATTTGAAGATCTGACACGAAAGTATCCGGATAAAGCCGCAGAGTTACTTGTAAAACAGGCAAAAGAATTGAGAAAAGATGTAGTAAGTCAGGTGAAAAATGATACAGATACAGATGGAACCTCAAAAAAATCGCTTGCAAAAACGGGGTCCTATGGAATAAGTCCGGTACAGGGATACGGAAGTGGCCAATATGTAGAAATTTCTGCAAAATCGCCCCATTTCCATTTGCTTGAAAACGGGCATATGAATGTGGTTCCAAAGTCACGGACGATTAAAGTAAACGGAGAAAAAAGAAAGGTTTCGCTGACAAATGGAGGCAGTGCAGTAGGCTTCACACCTGGATATCATTTCATGGATACGGCATCAAGAAAGAGACAGATTGCAATACCGGAAGGGGTGGAGAAAATGGTTAACCAACTCTTGCGGGAGGAGGGATTGATATAACATTAATCGAATTGAAAGAAGGGCTGAATGCACTTTTACAGACCAGATATCCGAAAACAAAATACAAATATTACAGCATGGCCGTCGTAGAAGGATACGACAGGCCATGTTTTTTTACACAAATCAGACCGATTGATGCATCTCCGGTAAATTATAACACGCGCCACCATCAGGTGGTGTTTTACATCACCATTCTGCAAAAACAGGTGAATGAGGAAGAAATGCTTCGGATGATACAGGAAGTCCAGGATCTCTTTGGATTAAATGTAAAAATCGAAAAGAAATCACTGAATGTTACAGATTTTGACTGGCAGTATGTGGGTACAGATAGAAACGTTCCAGAGATATCGATCGGGCTGGAGTGGCTGGAAAAAATTGTACATGAAATAAATGAACCGCTGATAGAGCAGGTTATCACGGAAAAAGAAATGGAGGAATAGAAGATGGGAATGCCAAGCATTGGGATTTTTTTCACAGAGTTGGCAGCGACGGCAATACAGCGCGGCGACAGAGGAATCATTGCAATGATTTTGAAAGAATCATCACTGGGATTACTTAAAAACCCGATTGTGTGTGCATCTGCAGAGGATGTGCCATCATCATTAAAAGAGGAAAATCAGGAACAGATCAATCTCGCACTGATGGGATATGTGAATACGCCCAAAAAGATAATAGCTTATGTGATCCAGGATAGTGCAGAGAATTATAATGATGCCCTGGATTATTTGAAAACCGTTAAATTTGACTACTTGGTAGTGCCGACGGTGGAAACGGATGAACAGACAGCGGCGATTGTTTCATATGTAAAATCCCAGCGCGCAGAGGATAAATTAATCAAAGCTGTATTACCGAATGTGGCAGGGGATAATGAGGGGATTATCAACTATGCAACGGAAGAAGTGATGGTGGGTGATAAAAAATACACCACTGAGCAGTATTGTGCGAGAATTGCTGGAATTATTGCCGGGACACCGCTGTCAATTTCGTGTACATACGCACCGTTAAGTGAGCTGACAGACTGTAGAAGGCACACGAAAGAGGAAATGGACGCATCTGAGGAGGCAGGAAAGTTTATTGTCTGGTGGGACAGCGAGAAAGTAAAAACTGGAAGAGGAGTTAACTCGTTAACGACTATGACAGAAAAGAAGAATAAACAATTTCGAAAAATCAAAGTGGTAGATATCATGGACCTGATTGCAAATGATCTCCGGATGGCGATAGAAGATCAGTATATCGGGAAAATGCCCAATACATATGACAACAAATGTCTGTTAGTTTCAGGCATTGGCAATTACTTTGAAAGATTGAATAGAGAAAATATAATTGGATCCTATGAAATTGGAATCGACGTTAGTGCAAATCGATCCTATTTAAAGGAGAACGGCAAAGACGTGGATTCTATGTCGGACACAGATATTAAAACCGCCAATACGGGCTCATATGTGTTTCTAACATGTAAGTTATCAATTCTGGACGCAATCGAGGATGTTGTGCTTCCAATCACAATTTAAGAAGGAGAAAGATCATGGATGGATTGAAATACAACTCAGATAAACAGATCAATGGTACTTTTGGAGAATTATGGATTGACGACTACTACATGGCAGAAGTGACGGGTCTTGAGGCAAAAGTGTCCATTGAAAAATCAGAAGTGAAACAGACAGGGAGTCTTGCAAAAGGTTACAAGGTAACCGGCATCGACTGTAAAGGAACTGTGAAATTAAATAAAGTTTCATCATATTTCATTAAGAAAATGAGCGACAATCTGAAAGTTGGAAAACCAACTACCTGCACGATTATTACAAAGCTGGCAGATCCGGCATCAGACGGAATAGAAAGAATCCGTCTGACAGGCTGTACATTCGATGAAATGATAATAGCAAGCTGGGAAGCGAAGAAACTTGGCGAAGAAAGTTACCCGTTTACATTTACAGGATGGGACGTTTTAGACACGATCGATACATTTTAGGAGGGAAAAAGCATGAATTTGGTAGATGAATTATTAAAAGCGGATGTAAAAAAAGCGGAAGAACTGGAAACAGGTGTGTTTAAATCACGCAGACTTGCAAAAATTCTTGAAACAGATGAGCCGGTGGATGTAAAGATCCGTGAAATCAAAGCAAGAAGATTAAATGATATTGCAGCACATCAGATTGACAGTAATGGAAAAGTGGATTTCTCAAAGGTGTATGACGCATCTTTAATTGCTTGCGTGGAAGGATGTGTTGAGCCGGATTTAAGAGATAAAAACTTGCAGCAACATTTTGGATGCGATTCGGCGATTAAATTAGCAGAAATGCTGTTTGGCATGGAAGCAAAAGACATATCATCGGCAATCTCGGAATTATCTGGAGTGCTGGCAGAGGAAAATGAGGAAGAAATAAAAAACTGATTAAAACGAACTGGGAGGTGCAATTAATGTACCTCCTTTTTCGTTACCACAATATAAAGCCATCGGAGTATTACCGGATGGGTTATGGAGAAAAACAGGTAATGCGGGCATTCATGCATTATGAGGCGGAGAAACGCCAGGAAGAAGTGGAAAGGATTGAAGCCATGAGCAATCAGTAAGGAGATATTATGGCAGGAAAAATAGTAGACGTAACGCTCCGACTGATTGACAAAATATCAAGTCCGCTGAATGCGGTCGGGGCAAGTTTAAAAGACAGTTCAGGTCAATGGATCAAAGCTGGAAAAGACATTGAAAAAGCGGGAAACGGCATATCTGCAGTCGGAGGAAAACTGACAACTGCAATCACGGTGCCTGTGGTAAGCATGGGTGCGGCAGCAGTTCAGAACTTCGGTAATGTGGATAAAACACTGAAGCTCGTTGAATCAACGATGGGCGATACAAAATGGGCGACAGGTGATCTGGAAGGTGCGTTGAAGAAAGCAGCAGCAAATTCTGTATTTACAATGGATGAAGCTGCTAATGCGACATTGAATTTTGCAAGGCAGGGATTTGATGCAAAAAAATCAGCGGAGATGTTGGAACCGGCGTTATCGCTTGCAGCAGGAACAGCAACAGATCTATCGGAAGTCACATCCGGATTAGGAAATACTTTAAAAGTATTTGAGTCGCAGGGATTAACAGCGAGCGACGCGGCAAATATTTTTGCCAAGGCACAGGCACAGGCAAACACAACGACGTCAGATCTGTTTGAAGCAATGAGTGTCGGATCATCCATCTTTAAAACAGTAGGCTGGTCTATGCAGGACCTGGCGGCAGTTACGGATGTATTTGGAGATAACTTTATTTCAGGATCAGAAGGTGCAACCGCTATGAAAACCGGACTTGCACGATTGGTATCACCGGCCAAAGATGGCGCGGCGTGGATTGAAAAGTTAGGCCTAAACGTTACAAACGCGGATGGAACCATGAAAAGCATGGTAGAAGTGCAAGGACAGTTACATGATGCATTTGCGGGGTTAACGCAGGAACAACAGATGCAGGCAGCATCAGCAATTTTTGGCAAAAATCAGATGGGGAAATGGCTTACTTTGATCAACACAGCTCCGGAGACAGTACAAAATTACAGGAACTCGTTGGATGATCTGGACGGTACAGCAAACGGAATGGCGGACTCACTATTGAGCGGTGTTGGAGGCTCGATTGAAAAGTTGAAATCCACGTTTGATGTATTCACATACAGCATAGGAAGCAACCTGGCAGGACCGGCACAAAAGGGAATTGATAAGATCACAGGAATGATTGATGCGTTTAACAACCTGGATGAAGCTGCACAGAAGAATATTATGAAATATGCTGGGATTGCAGCCGCGATTGGGCCGACAATCTTGGTATTTGGTAAAACAGTTTCGACGATCGGGAAAGTAGTGACGGCGGTCGGGAAAGTTGGAAAGGCATTCAAAACATTTGGCACAATCGCAGGAATTATCACTTCTCCAGTCGGAATTGTGATCACTGTACTTGCAGGACTAGTGGTTGCCGGGGTACTGGTATATAAAAACTGGGATAAAATCAAAGAAACGGCGACAAAAGTATTTGGATATGTTCAAAAAGTTATGCAGACATGTGGAGCTTCAGGTGATAGCTTGAAAGAAAAACTAACACCGATTGGAGGAAAATTCACAGAAATAGGCGAACACGCAAAAGCGCTGTGGGTGGCAATTCAGCCTGTAATGACAAAAATCGGGGGAATTGCTAAGGAAGTATTTAAAGGTGTACTTGGTGGAGCGATAGGAGCTGCGATTGGATTCCTGAAAGGACTGGCAACTTCTGCTGAGGATACAATAGGCGGAGTTTTAAAAATATTTGATGGTCTGATCGTATTTTTGACGGGAGTATTTACCGGAAACTGGAGGAAAGCATTTGAAGGTTTAAAAGAGATATTTGCCGGAGTGTTTGAATCACTAGCTGGACTCTGCAAAACGCCACTGAATGCAGTGATTGGTTTGATCAATGGAGCAATCGCCGGTATTAACAATATTGGTGTTACAATCCCGGACTGGGTACCAGGAGTTGGAGGAAAAGATTTCCATGTTAATATACCGACCATTCCAATGTTGTATTCAGGTACAAACGACTGGAAAGGTGGTCCGGCAATGATTCATGACCGCGGAGCGGAGATCGTGGATCTTCCGAGTGGGACGAGAGTGTACCCGCATGACAAGTCACTGAAAAAAGCATATCAGGACGGAGCAGCATCGAAAGGAAGAACTGGTGTTGTGATTGAAAAGATTGCAGACACAATAGTGTTTAAAAAAGAAGAGGACATGGACAAATTTATTGATAAATTTGCAAAGAAACTGGAAGAAATCAAGAACAATGGTGGAGGGGATGACGATGGATATATACCTGAACTGGGATAATGAAAAAAAATCAATTTTGCTTCCGGTAAACCCTGAGTCATTTGAAATTTCCGGATCGCAAAATAATCAGTCGTTATACATTCACAACCTTGGAGAAATTAACTTGAAGGGGAAACGGGGGCTCTACAGCATTACGCTGGAGTCCTTTTTTCCTTCAAAAAAATATAATTTCAGACACGGAAAATATCGCGATCCATATAATTTTTATTGTAAAAAATTGAAAAATTTATATGAAAAAAACACAACAGTACATCTGATTATCACGGAAACAGACATTAATATGTTTTGCACAATAGAATCGTTTGTTCATGGAGAAAATGACGGATCAGGAGACGTCAAATACACACTTACACTGAAAGAATACAGAGAGGTTGTGGCAGCGAAACGCATTAGCACAAAAAAGAAAGGGGCTACACACACATGGAAAAAGGGCGACACTTGGCCTAAGGTGGTAAAAAAGTATCTTGGTTCATCAAAAACGTGGAAAACTGTTAGGAAAAATAACATTGCAGTGGTAAAAAAGGCAAAAAGAAAAAATTTTAAGAAAAAGGAGACTGTTGCCCTGATCGGATATAAGGTGGTGGTCAAGTGATAAAACTTTACTGGAATAAGGCACAGCTTAATTTTGAAAAGGTGGAATGGAGCGGTACTGACACACAGGCATCACGTCAGATTACATTCTCTATTCCGGTAAATCCATACGACAAAGGATTTAAAAATGCTCCAATAAAACTCGGAGACATAGTGACATTGTATTCAGATAAAGAAAAATTGTTTGTTGGTGTGGTTACAAGCAGAGAAAAAAGTGCTGCGATCGGTACTGCGTCCTATACGGCAAAGGATTTTATGCATTATCTGCTGAGATCAAGCACGTCAAGAAAGTTCGTTAACAAAACACCGGAGCAGATCACAAAACAGATTTGCACAGAGGCGGGAATTAAATGTGGCGATTTGGCGAAAACGGGCGTAAATATTCCGAAATTGATATTTGAAGATCAAAATCTTTATGGAATAATTCTGAAAGCATATAGAAAAGCTGTTGGAAAAACAAAGAAAAAATATATGCTGACGATGGATGGTAAGAAATTATCTGTAATCGTGAAAGGAAAAGACTCAAAAGTGACGCTGGATCAGGGAAAAGACATCACGGATGCGAGTTATTCAGATACCACGGATAACATGGTAAACCTAGTCAAAATTTACAATGAAAGCATGCAGCAGGTAGGAAAAGTTGAAAAGAAAAAGCTGACACAGAAATACGGCATTTACCAGTCAACATACACAAAGGAAGATGGCGTGGACGCAAAGAAAGAAGCAGAAGCGCTTATGGTTGGAATCACAAAAGAGGCATCCGTTGAAGCGATTGGAGACATACGGGCAGTTTCCGGAAAGAGCCTTGTTATTTATGACAAGGCAACAGGGCTGAACGGGAAGTTTTATATCACAAGCGATACACACACGTTTGAAAATGGCGTCCACACCATGCAGTTAGAGCTTGCATGGAAAAATATTATGGAAAGCGGTGCAGATGAATCAGCGGATAGTTCGGAGAAAACTTCCACGAATACCTCCACAGGAAGTTCCGGCAATAGAAAAACAAGGACATCTACTGAGGATAATAAGAAAACTTACGATGAAGGCGCAGTTGCTTATTATCTTGAAAACGGAACTGTTTTTCATTCAAACCCTGCATGTGCATCACTAAAGGGTGCGACACCTTTAAAGACGACTGTCAGTGGTGTGTTAAGGATTCTTAATAAAAAAGGTAAAAATAAGGGAAAACCAAAGTATAGAAAATGTACAAAGTGTTGGAGATAGGCCATGAATGGATATGAGAAGCTTTTGAAAATAATGCAGGAAGAGGGGATGAAAAATAATCCGGCGAAGATCGTGATAGGTATTATGAAATCACCCACGGAATGCGAGGTAGCAAAAAACATTCTGGATCAGGATGATTTTTATGTGGCAGAACATCTGAGCATGAAAAAGAACGTGAATGTTGTTGAGAATGATAAAGAAAAACAGGTTGAAAAAATACAAAGTCTTTTAAAAGCGGGTGATATGGTGGCTGTTTACAGATTATCAGATGAAAAATATCTGATCCTCGATAAGGTGGTGAGTGTAGATGTTTCCATTTGATCTGGATGATGATGAAATTGACATTGAGCAGCAGGAGGAAAAAGAACCCAGAGATTATGAAATAGATTTTAAAACCGGAAGGCTGACAGGAAAAATCATAACAGGGTTAAAAGCGATTGAACAGTGGATAATAATTGTCTTAAGCACAGATCGATATTTTTATACACAATATTCATGGGATCACGGATCGGAGCTTAATACATTAATTGGACAAAATGCAAAGCAGGATTATGTAGAAAGCGAGGTCAAAAGAATGATAGAGGATGCATTATCGGTGAATGAAAATATAACAGGAATAGAAAATCTTGATTGTACGATCGAAGGCGATAAGCTGACAGCATCATTTACAGTACGGACAACATTCGGGGAGGTGGACATAAGTGTTTGATGATAGAACATATGACAACATATTAGAAGAGATGCTGGACGGATTCGGGAAGGATGTGGATACCGGCGAGGCATCATTGGCATATAACGCCTGCGATAAAATTGCGGAAAAGCTGGAAGAGACTTACGGTGACATGGATGCGATTAATAGAAACATGTCTCCGGACACGATGGATCTTGATCACCTGATTCAGTATGGAGAATTACAGAGAGGTGTCAGTTATAATTATGCAACTGCTCCGGTTGTAAAAGGAGAGTTCCAACAGGAAATTGAAACAGGACAGCAATTTATCTGTAATGATTTCACATACACCGTATCAGAAGTGATTAACGGCTTCACTTATAAACTTACATGCGATACAGAGGGCGTGGAAGCGAACACAAACCTGGGAGAACTTACACCGGCAGATTATATTGACGATTACAAGGGTGGAGAAATTACAGAGATTCTGAGAAGCGGCACAAATGATGAAGAGGAAGAAGAGTACAGGAAAAGGGTACTGTTGACATTTAAAAGTAAGGCCTTTGGCGGGAATATTGCGGATTATCGGGAAAAGGTGGATGGACTGGACGGAGTCGGAGGGTGTAAGCCGAAACGCAGGGACAGGACAAGTTCATGGATCTATATAACCATTATAGGAAGCGATTTTGGTGTGCCGTCGCAGGAAATTGTAAAAAGGGTACAGGATGCCATTGATCCAGAGCAGTCACACGGGGAAGGTGATGGAATTGCAAATATATGCCATAACGTTTTGATTCAGGCAGTTGAAGCGGTACCAGTCAGTGTATCTGTAAAGGTCGCATGGGATTCCGGATATTCTGCAGACACATCAAAAAGCAAGATCGAAGCAGCAATACAGGAGTACCTTTTGACTATTCGGAAAAGTTGGGAAAGTTCAAAAATGAATAACCAGTATATTAGAATCAGCCAGGTGGAGGCGCGGATATTAAGTGTAGAGGGAGTGATTGATGCAACTGAAACAAAGCTGAATGATAAAGAAGAGAATGTGACACTCATTTATACACAAATCCCGACGTTTGGAGGTGTTACGATTGTTTAACGCACCACAGATATTCATGCAGATTCCAGATATAAAGCAGCTTTACGAGATCAATGACGGGCAGGAAAGGGATCTTGATGCAGCAGTGGAAGAATTGGAAAACAACCTTTTTTTTGAAACAATGGGTGAAGAAAATGTGAAAAAGTGGGAAGCATTGCTGCAGATCACAATACCGGACAGTGATACACTGGATGATCGGCGATTAAGGGTTAAAGCAAAAACACTGGAAAAAATGCCGTATACATACAGAACGCTGACAAGGAGAATGGAAACACTGTGTCCGGATGGATATAAAATTGAAACATTTGACGAAGAAAACGGACCGCATATGAATATAAAGGTTGCACTTAAGTCGAAAAGGATGATCGATGCAGTACAGGAGCTGTTAGAGGAATGTTTGCCGCTCAACGTGTCAATAAATGTAATGATTATGTATAACACTTATGAAGTACTTGAAGGATTTACCTATGAAGAATTGGAAAAGTTCACCTATGAACAGCTGAGAGAGGAGGTACTTGTATGAAGCAGACAGAAAATTACGGATTTGAAAAGCCAGACATAAAGGAATTTTTTAAACTCGAGACTTGGAAAAACAACATGGATAAGATCGATGAGGCAATAAAAGAAAGAGAGACGGCGCAGAAAGTAACGGATGAGGAGATAAAGAAAATAAAAAATGTGCAGTTTACACAGGCGGACGAGAGGAAGAATATTGAAAGTAAAGAGACATTACCGATGCTGTTCGGGAAAATTGCAAAGTGGCTTGCTGATTTGAAAAAAGTGGCTTTTACTGGAAGTTATAATGATCTTGAAAATAAACCGGATATTCCGGCAGCAGTGGCCGTAAAAGGAAATGCAGAGAAAAATTACAGGACGGGAAATGTGAACCTCACACCTGATGATATCGGTGCGCTTCCTATCGGTGGAGGAACGTTAACAGGTCAATTACAAGTTGGTGAGAAGGTAAAAATTTATACCAGCAGCGAGGGAGGAAATATTCAGATTATATCCCCAGATGACATCGGTTTAAGATGGGAACTGGATGCCTTTAAAGGTGATTTGAGATTTATTTGTTTTAATAATGATGGTACTGTCAAAAAAATCTGCCAGTTAACCAAAGATGGAACGATTATCGCAAATAATGCAACACAATCAGCAGCAGGCTTAATGAGTCCGAAAGATAAGGAAAAATTGGATAATCTTTCTATTGTAAATAATAACACTACCACGGAAGCAGGCTACGCACTTGATGCAAGACAGGCAAATCCGAATGTGGATGGCAGTTTGGCGAAACAGATAAGTACGTTAAATAGCGGTTTAAAGAAATATTATACGCAGACAGAGGTTGATAATATTATTGAAAAAAGCAAGGTGAAATCCATTGTTATAGAGTTCGGAGGCGTTACTACCAATGAAGGTGAAGCATTTTTCCCTAAATATACCTATTGGGGATATGTCGGCGGAAAAACCACTGAAATTGATAATTTAATAGCACAGGGGCACACAATTCTTGGCGGTTTTATCTGCGGCGGTCCACACAACGATGCCTCC